CTTCCAACGCTCTTGAGCTTTCTCAAGCATCCGTTGCATAACGGCGTGCGTCTTTCCAAGAGCCTCATCAGCTTCTTTGCGTTGTCTAGCTGTTTCTTGAGACTTTCGAGTGAGACTTGCTTCTTGTCCATATAATCTCTTGAGGTCTTTGACAGATGCCTGAACAGTCTTTCCGTCAACTTGAATATCAATGAGAGCATCGTCATCAATCGTGACAGGAGACTCTTCGTCATCCTCTTCATCACTCTCAGTATCTTCATCGTCATCTTCATCACTGTCTTCTTCAGGGTCTTCATCGACTTCTTCAAGTTCATCAGACTCATCAATCTCTTCATACTCAGTTTCATCCGTAGTCTCTTCCTGAATGTCCTGAGTTGCCTCTGAACCTTCGTCTTCTGATGGCTGGTCTTCACCAGCGTCTTCCCAACGCGCCAGAATAGCGTCTGCCGCCTCATCGATAGAGAGAGGCAACCGTTCTGTAGTTGAGGTGTTGTTTTGGACGTTATTCATGGTCCTATTCATCCTCTTGGTTGTTGTCACCAGCCTTATTATTGATTTCATCTCTTACTGAGACCCGCTGTTGTAGGGTCGAAACTATGTCAACTAAGGCTCTATAATGGTTGTAGCTACGTTCTCTTCCTTCTTTGTCTTCAGGTTTACTGTTGACAAAGGCTTGGAAGGAAACGTCTACAAGTTGATTTACAGTGGAGTTAAAGGCTGGATTAGATATTAGTATCTCAGCCTCATCCCCTAACCGTAGTAGCTCTTCTTCTTGGTTTTGCATTTGCTCTCCTTATCAACCTGTCGGTGATGCAATACCGCGCAGGTCTTCTGCTGTTCTCAAGATCTCGAGTTCATTTCCATCGATGAACTGCTTGAACTTGAATTGCTCTTCCTTGAGGTCTTGGTTATCGCTTTGGATAGCCATCTGTGCCTGTGCCTTCATGGCATCAAGCTCGAGCTTCATCTGGGCCATCTGTGCATCTACTTGTGCTTTCATTTCAGCAAGTGATGTCTGACGTTCCTGAAGCTCTATCTGCTTCTGAGCCATTTGCATTTGCATCTCAGCGGCAGGATCTGGTTGTGGTGGTGGGATCTGGTCTGGTGGAGTTAGATAATCAGCAACATTCAGTATTCCTGACAGTTCCATGACATCTTTCATCAGAGCATATTGGTTCTGAGGTAGATACATCTTGGACAGGACTGGATCCTGACTGATCATCTGGTGCATAGACAGATACTTCTGACTTTCACGCTCTTGTTCACCGTAACCAAGACGAAGCTCAACAACTACGTCTCGCTTGTCTTCCCATGCCTGTGGGTTAACTTGTACATAATCACCAGCAATCTGGACGATCTTCTGCTGATCTTCGTTCTCAACTACCAGTCTGTAGATCTCATGGAACAGAGGCTTTACGAACTGGTTAGCAAAGTTACGAGCAATGATCTTCTGACGTTGCTGTGACATGGTGGCAAGCTGTTCAACCATGGCGGCTGAGTTCTGCTTGCTGATAGCGTCCTTGTTTAAGCCTTGTGATAGCTTAGAGACGCCTGTGTTCTCTTCTTTGTCTTCATCGAGCAACTGAATGGTCTGGAAGACAAATGGGTTCAATGGTGCCTGTGGCATCGGTGAGATAGCATCGGGTCTACTCACATTCACTAAGCCGCCCACACGGTTGTCGATCAGTTCACGCGGATTAGTAAGACCACCTTTGACAACCATGTAACGTGGGTTGTTGGTGATCATAGCGTGGTCAAGGATAGAACGTGTTAAGATGGTTCTTGCGTTCTGTGTGGCAATCAGCTTCTCAGCAAAGTTAGAACCGTAGAATGAGTGGGGGATTGGAAGAGGGGCAAACGAAATGAAAGGCTTGCGGTCCACTTCTTCCATATCAAGGATCTCATTACCAGCCTTCACAACGCGGTGTAGCTTGGCAATACCTGTACCCTCAACATCGACCATGATGTAGGCTTCGTACACCATGATTGACCGTACTTGGTCCTGATAACCATGAGCATTGAAACCTCGGTCAGATCCAATGTCCTCATGTCGTGCAAGGATCTCAGGATCTGTGTCCATCTCGATGTCTTCATGGTCGCCTAGACGATCAAGCTGATCATCATCGTATCCCATGTCTCTTAGTTCTGAGATGGTCTTCTTGGTTCTGTGAGCGCAAAAGTTTACGTCTTCTAGGCTCTTTGCTTGCGGCTCAATGATAAACTCTTCAGGAGGAATACACTCAATGACAACCTGACTTGTGTCACGTTCTTGACTGAGCAGACCTGACATAAGACCACGGGCGTCTGTTTTGCTTTCGACTAGCTCGATGCCATCTTCAGCAATAACCATATCGAGTTCATCTTGTGTAAGATCTGTAAACTCTTTTAGGTCTTCTTCGTAGCTTTCTTGCCAGAATACTTTAGCAATACCAACTCGTGATGTCAGACCATCATGGATAACTGTGCGGAATGTCCCAAAGCCATCATTTTGACGGAATAGAACGTAATCAGTGTAGGCAGAACATACCTCAGCAGTCTTAACATCCTCTGGTCCCTGTGGTGCAAAGCGCACAATGTTACCACCAGCTGAGAAGGTCTCGAGCAGGGCGGCTTTCATGCTTTCTACTGAATCATAGACATCTTGGGAGACGTAGCGGCTGTTACCGTCATGGGCTGGCTTAGGTAGCGTACCGTTGTAGTATTCGGTTACTCTTTTACGCTCTCGTGACAGGTCGCTGTCGTAGTAGCCAACTGAGGTCTTAATATTGTCCTCAACCAGCTTAACGATGCCGCTGTCGTCTAGCTTTTTGTAATCTTCTACTTTTGCCATTCTTTAGACCATTTCCAAGTAAAGTTCATCAGGTGTCTCCACGGGTTCCCAAGCTCCCTCGTGAACGTGGTTTGCAAGAGCAAGAGACATAACGCAGTCATCGTGACATGAAGGTTCAGCTTCCATCGCACCACTCTCGGTCACGATGTAAGTCATCATCTCGCGGATTGTTGTCTTGTCGTTAAGTTCAAGCTCTTTCTCACGCATTGACGCTCTTAGTTGGTCAATGATGAGAGGCTTGGTTTTCGCTGTTGTTGAGAAACCTAACTTAATGGTTTCACGATCTGTGATCTTGTCTACCTGAACTTCCGTATAGAAGTTTGGATACGCAAGATCCTTTCCCAAACGTGTGCAGGTAAGTATGCCGTGGCTATTGTTCTCCACACAGATAAACGCTTCATTATAGTATTCCCCTAATGCGTAAAGAACTTCAGCAAAGTGGTCGGGATGAACTTGTCCACGCCATGTAGCCACTTGCCTCTTTTTGCTGTCGAGGACTTGTGCGACTGAGAAGTCTCCATTACGGACACCCATAGCAACATCGGCCCCAATGACATACTGTTCTCCGGCATCGTGTTTAAGGTAAGTTTGAAGCTCTCCTCGAGAGTGGATGACAAACTCATCACCTTCGAGAGCAAGACGTTCTTCAACATCTCGTGTATCTCCTAAGCACTCTTGTAGTTGCTCAGGGTTAAATACGGGACGACCCGTGGTGAGGAAGGCTTCCTCTGGCTCGGCTGGATATTCTTGCCGGAACAGGTCAATCCCATTTTGGGCGATCTTCCGTCTGCGGAACATAAGCTGATTATCAGTAAGGTTGTACTTGTCAGCTAGATCTTCCTCTTCAGGTGTTCGCTCGAAGTTGTCTGGTACGTCCTCGATGTATGTTGGATCTGTATACCAAGGTATAAATACAGGGACGAACCCGTTTGTACCTTCGACAGCACCCTTCCATAGATCGTAGTAGATACCTGTTACACCATTCGCCGTACTCTCGATAAATACAGCAGTTTGAGGAGCGTTAGGTACAGCTTGTAATAAACCATTCCAGATGTCTTGAGCAGTTGACTTAGGCCAGAACGCAAGTTCCGAAGCGTGGACATGAGTAAGTGTTTCTCCTCTACCAACGGAGTCACCACCTGCTGTTGCAACGACATAACTGGAGTCAAGTACATCAAAGGATAATTCCCTTCTACTACTGTATTTAGTGTGGGGCTTTAGTATCTCAGGACAATGCTCATGAAATCGCTTAGTCATATCAAAGAGCGCCCGTGTAGAGTCTGCATGGTGGGTAATCACCATAGCTTTACGGGCTTTTTGCTGAGACACTGCGAAGTAAAGGTAGCCACCCGTGTAGGTCGATAGACCTTGCTGACGGGCTTTCAGGATGATGATCCTGATCTTACCTTCGGATTTTAGTTGTTTTTGTACAGCTTCATCGAGGATTTGCTGTGCTGGATTAAGGGAAAGAGGAGCAACCTCACCAGCTTTTGTTCTAATCTTTAATGCTGAACGGGCATAAAAAGGAAACTCTTGATAGAGACGCTTACGAACCTTCTTTAGTTTCGGGTCCATCGTCTTCTTCAGTGAGCAGAGAAGACAAGAAGTCTTCTGCCTTGGCTACAGCCACTTCTGACTTTGCCACAGGCTTTTGCTTGGTAAAGTCTAAGACTAATCGTGCGGCTGATAGTCGTTCTCGGGTTTCTCCGACCATACGCATGACCTCAACGGCTGTCTTGAGGGCCTCTTTTGCGTAGTCGTCTTCTACACCGTACTTTTCTGCCATAACTTCTACTACCTTTTCTGCTTCCTTTTTAACTTTCGCTCGGAGGGCATCAGCTTGCTCTTTTCTCATGCCATCTGGAACGCCACGCGGCCTACCAGCGTTCTTTCGAGGCTTGGTAGACCACTGTCGTCTTAATTCACGACCCTCTGGAGTTTCCATGAGAGTTGCGAAGTAGTTTTTCTTTGGCGCACGTTGAGGATGTGAGCCTTGACCTACTTTAGAAGGAGCTTTCTGTCTTGGGACCTTTGGTGAACCCATGAGTAACTCCTTCTGTTAGTTTTCCTTACTTAGTTTTGAATCAGGACTGATTCTGATTTGCTCAATCACCTCAAAGAGCTTTGCTTTTTCTTCCATGAGTTCATTATCATCGAAGAAGTAGCTTAGGTGGGTGATTTCCTCTACATCAGAGTCCGTAATAGCAGACCCTTTGTCTTGTAAAATCGACAGAGCTTTTCTAAACGCTTCAGTCATTCTTAAACGTCCCTTTCAGCATCGATTCTATCAGTTGAACGAACAATGGATCAACCAAGTCTTTCCTGTCCATGTAGTACAGTGCAAAGTTCTCGGCAAACCACTCTTTTTCATTCGTCAAGCCGTATTCACCAGCTTGTCTATCTGGGATTGACGGGTCTGCCCAAACCATCTTCTTATTCTTAACGGTTCCTACATTCTTTGCTAACCAGTTTTCCACTGGACGCTTTTTAGCCGCTAATCTTAAAGATGCCAAATCAGTTCCAGTAGGAGGCTGTTGGGCAAACATTTGATGAACGTGATGCGCCATCTCATGTAATAAAAGAGTATGAAGACGATCTAAGCCGTTATCAAAGTAACTGCCGGATCCAGAAGGACGACCTTTAAGGTCATCTCCTATTTTCCAACTACTAGGCTCCATAGCTGTAGGGCTAAGACGTTCTTTTATCCTTATATGCTTGGTTCTTTCACTACCAATAGTGTCGAGCCTGATAGTAAGCCGTGTGTACTCAGCATAAGCGTCTGGAAAGTTCTCTCTCATGTTTGTGAGGGATCTATGCTCATCATATAGAGCTTCTATTCTTTCTCTTGCAGACGTTCTTTCTTCTGCAAGTCTGTCCAGAGCATCCTGTGCTTCTTTAAGTTTGGTTTCTCGTTCAACAGGGGAGAGGTCTCTATCTTGCAGTCCGTCTGTGTAGTAGTTAAAAGCACGAGGATTCATCCCCATAACACCATCGCCCATATTGGCTCCGGCGCTTCCATCTATTGTCTTAAAACCACGAAGTCTCGGGATGTTAAACCTTGAAGCTATTTCATCAAGGACAGGTAGAAATGCCTCTGTGGCTGATACAGACGCATCTGTAAAAGCAGTGCCGAACTTGATATTACCGAAGTCATCTTTTGCACCAGTAAATGTCCGAAATGTTTTATTGATATATCGGGGGTCTTTGGCGTTTTGACTTACAATATCACGCATACGCTTTTGTACTTGTAAACGAGGTGTGATTGTGAATGTCTTAGTCGGCTCTCTGTCCAACTCGCCAGATACTTCGGTTTCTGGCTGTGGAGGCTGAGGTGGCTGAGGTGGTTGCGGTGGTTGCGGTGGCTGAGGAGGCTGTGGCGGTTGCTGTTTCTGCTGTTGTGCTTCTCTAGCCTTCTGTTGTGCCTCAATCCTCTTGATGTATTCACCAAGATAACGCTCTACCTGTGCAGTCTTCTGCTCAGTGACAACACCGCTATTGTTTAACTTATTGAGTGCGTCTTGGAGT